GTAATAATACAACACCCCCGCCGAGGTTTTATCCCATTTAAACTTTATCAATTTCAGGACAGAATATTTAGAGACTTTAATAAGAATCGTTTTAATATCATTAAAAAGCCTCGTCAGATGGGCCTGTCCACTCTAACATCCGTGTATCTATTATGGCTAGCATTATTTAATCCTGCAAAAGAAATAATGATCATCTCAATAGGCGCTAGAGAATCTAAAGAATTCCTAAAACATATTAAAATAGCATATGACAGGCTTCCTCCATGGTTAAAAGGCAAACTTGTTTCTGACAATAAATCTACAATGGAATTTGACAATAATTCCAGAATACAATCTATACCATCCCCAAAATATGCTGCAAGAAGCTTTTCAGCATCCGTATTAGTAATAGATGAAGCAGCATTTATACAGAATATTGAGAGTCTTTGGACATCTGCTTTTCCAATTCTATCTACTGGTGGTAAAGCTATTGTACTCTCTACAGTAAATGGTACTTATGGCAATGGCCAATGGTTTTATCAGAAATGGACTGAAGCAGAACAAAAACTTAATAATTTTAATCCTATAAATCTGCATTATACAGAACATCCAGAATATGCAGTAGAAGGCTGGGCAGAAGAACAGCGAAAAGATCTAGGTGAACTTAAATTTTCTCAGGAAGTGTTGTGTTTTCCTAAAGGAACAGACATAATTACTATAGATGGAGTAAAGGATATATCAGAAATACTTCCTGGAGATTTTGTTTTAACACATGAGGGGAGATATAGAAAAGTAAGAAAAATAAATTGTAGAGAATATACAGGAGAATTAATAAAAATAAGAAGTTTTGGGAACAATATAGATATTAAATGTACTCCAGAACATCCAATAAGAGTTTGTAATGATGGAGTTAATCATCAATGGATTAAAGCTAATGATATTAAAAAATCAGATAGAATTACAATGCCAAGAATATTATCTGGAAAAAGAAAAATAATATCAGAAGATTTAGCAATTATGATAGCGTGGTATATAGCTGAAGGATGGTTTAGTAATAATACAGTATTTTTTTCATTAAATATAAAAGATGATACAAACCAATTAACTAATGCAATTAAAATTTTTACAGGAAAAGAACCAATATGTGAATTAGATAAGATACATTCATGTTATGGAATTAGAATAAGTGACTCACAATTAGGAGAGTTTTTAGTAAAACATTGTGGATCTTTAGCAGAGAATAAAAAAATTCCATTAGAATTAATAGATGGGTATGAAGAGCTTGTATATAAAATATTAATTTCTGGGGATGGATGTAGAGTTAATGAAAATAAAGATGGATATGTTACAATCTCAAAAACATTAGTATATCAAGTACAATTATTATCACATATTATTGGCTATCCATGTTCTATTAGTAAAGTTAATAATGGTGGAAAAACCATAATGATGGGTAGAGAAGTAAATTATAGTGCAAAATATGGGTGTAGAATATATAGAAAACAATCAGATAAAGGATTAAGACTAAGAAAACATAAATATAGTTATTCAGTAAGTATTAATGATATAACTATAGAGCAATACAATGGTAATGTTTATAATTTGCAAGTTGAAGGAGCATCCAGTTATACAGCAAATGGTAGAGTGGTACATAATTGCGACTTCCTCGGATCTGTTAACACATTTATATCGAGAGAAATAATTAATAAATATGTAGATCTCGAAAATAAAGGTTTAACTCCTTTAAAAGATCCAATAGAGAAAAGATTTCAAGATATGTTATGGATATGGAGTAAGCCAGTACCTGGTAATTATTATATCATGGGTGTAGATGTTGCTAAGCAGGGGCAAGGCAAATCAAATTCTGCATTTCAAATAATTGATATAGTTTCTGGTGCTCAGGTTGCAGAATTTTGTGGTAAGCTAGACACTATAACATATGGTAGAATAATAAATGATATAGCAAAAGAATATAATAATAGTTATGTAGTACTAGAAACAAATAATATGGGTCTTGCAGTATTGAATGAACTATATCATAATTTACAATATAACAATCTTTATTTTAGAAGAGCTGGCGATCCAGGCTGGGAAACTACTTCTAAAACTAGGCCATTCATAATACAGGCAATAGAGCAATTGTTTAATAAGGATGTAATAAAGGTATTAAGTAAAAGAACTATTAACGAATTGCAGACGTTTGTAGCTGATTTGGACACTGGAAAGGTTCAGAAGCAGAGGGGATCCACAGATGACCTGCTCATATCTCTTGGCTTGGCTTATATAGGCTTACAATCTAGTATAACAAGCAATCCGGCCTTAGCTGCCTTATATGGCAAGCAGGAGGAAGATAAGTTATTAATAAACGCATTCATTCAGCTAAAAGAAGATGTTGATTGTATTAAAGCAGGAAGCAAAGGTGTAGTTATATCTGTAGAAGGAAAGTCAGCTATGGTAAGTTTTTCTAGTATTGGAACATACAAGATAGATAAAGATAAATTAGAGGTATTAAAGAATTTTAATGATTATGATATTGTTAAATGGTCATTGCGTGAAGATCCATGGTTATTACAAGTAAAGAAAGAAGATGGTACACAAATAAAAGAAGACCTCAGATGGTTAATCGGTTAAATATGAAATAAACTAAATAATCTTATATGGACATACTCCGTAAGATTGATGCTATTTTCGAACAAGAATTCACAGTTTCCCATGAGCCTGTAAAAAGTGCATTATTACAAACAGTTGGCCAAGTTATTAGGGATGTCTGGGATATAAAATATGGCTCTAAATATAAAAATTTAAATACTGACGAAGCTACTAATATTTTAATTAAACCAGAAAATTGGAAAAAACTTTCAAAAAATGCAAATGATATTAAAGGATATCCAGATAAAATACATAAAAATTCTTTTCTTACAGATGATTATATAAAACAAGGTGTAGATCATAGTGGGTTTGTTTATGTTATGGATGGAATTAAAGATTTAGCTAATAAGCCAGATGCTCCTACAGTAGCAAAGATGATAAAAGCTATAATAATTAATATAAATGAGATTAATAAAGTAAATTTGACACCAACAGAAAAGTGTAAGAAATTATTTGAAAATTTGGAACATTGGAAATACCCTATTGCATCTCCTATACTTATATTAGATATGTATGATCACCCGAATTATTTTACCGAAAAACGTAACGAAGAACAAAAAGAGTCTCCAGAAGGATCAAAAACTGGCCAAGCTTATAGCGCAGGAGTGAAAGGATAATGTACGGATATATTTACAAGACTACCAATATGATTAATAACAAGTTCTATATAGGACAACATAAAGGTGAATTTGATATAAATTACCTTGGTAGTGGTAAATATTTAAATAATGCTATTAATAAGAATGGCAGAAATAATTTTGAGTCAGAAATAATATATTATGTTGATGATAGAGAACAAGCTAATATAATGGAATATTATCATATAAGACAATGTAAAAATAAATATGGCAAAGATATGATGTATAATATACAGCCTGGTGGGGAAGGATGTGGGTGTGGAGAAGATAATCCAGCCAAAATACAAGAAGTTAGAGATAAAATAAGTGCAGGAAATTCAGGAAAAGTGCGTACTCCTGAAATGAGAAAAAGAGTTAGTATTGGGATGATTGGTTATAAACAATCGCCAGAACATATAGAAAATGCTCGCAAAGCTATTACTGGAAGAAATCTTTCTCCTGAGCATTGCGAAAAAATAAGAGTTAATATGCTAGGTAGTAAACGTGGAAAATATGAAATGAAAAATCCTATAGAAAGATCAGAAAATCTTAAATTAGCTTGGATTAAAAGAAGAGCAGATGGTAAGCAAATGGGCGGGCGTCCAAGAAAGGAAATAATAAATGCCAAATAATGACGATTTTATTTTTAAATCGAATGAAGAAGCAATCTCGAAAATACAAAAACCCGAGGAAAAGAAATTTTTTCAGCCACAGACGATATTTAAGAAAATAAAAAGTTATTTTTCCCGCCAGGAGATCCAGACTGCCGACTCTCTCGATTCTAATCTTAAAGTAGCTACAAAAGATTCTCTATGGTATTATTCACAGCTCGGCTGGGCATGGGCCTGGTACGAGAAGAATATAGCTAAACTTTCTATAGACCGCCGCCGCCGCTATGAAGAATACAATCTTATGGATCAAGACGCTATGATCTCTGGTGCTCTTGATGTTTATGCAGACGAATGTTGTTCAATTAATGTTGAAACAGGTGCAACTCTAAGTGTATTTTCAGAGAATCAAAAAGTATTAGATGAAGTAGAATCTTTATTCTTTGAAGGCCTACAATTAGACGAACAAGTTTGGGGATTAATAAGAGATCTTTGTAAATTCGGCGATTCACCATTTGAAATAGTTCTTAATCAAGACGAAGATGGTATAGCTAAACTTATACCAATTCCTCTTGATGGTTTTTATAGAATAGAGGAAGATAGGACTCTAAAAGGTTTTGAGTACCGACTGATGGAATCTTTGACAGATGCTACTGCTGGTTTAGACGCTCAAGGTGTTCCACAAACTCTTCAGAAAATTGAATATGAACCTTATCAAGTAGCTCATTTTACTCTTAAGACGAACGATCCTCGATTGTCTCCTTATGGATTCTCTATATTAGAGGGTGCAAGAAAAACTTGGAAACAATTAAAGATAATGGAAGAGTCTCTTATTATTAATAGGCTAGTAAGAGCTCCTGAGAGAAGAGTGTTTTATATTGATGTAGGTAACATGGGTCCTGCAGAAGTAAAGACATTCATCAATCAGATTAAAACAGATTATGCTAAGAAATCATTTTTCAATCCAGTGACTGGTGAAATAGACCAACAATCTAGTCCACTTGCGCAACAAGAAGATTTCTATGTACCAATAAGAGAATCCACAACTGGTCAAAGAGGTACAAGAATAGAGACTCTGCCCGGTGCGAGTAACATGGATCAGATAGCAGATATCAATATGTTCAGGGATAAAATCCTTGCAGCATTAAAGATACCACCTGCATATCTTGGCAGATTAACTGGAGCACCTGATGGCAGCACAAATGTAGAAATGACTAAAGCAGGTCTTTCTGTATTAGATAAGAGATTTGGCAGAACCATAATAAGAATACAGAAAGCAGTTGTAGCACAATTATATAAGCTTGCATATTTACAATTATATCTTAAAGGATTTAATGCGGAAGAGATTAAGTCATTAGAAATTAAGATGACTGTTCCTTCTAATATGGATGAATTAGTAAGATTAGAATTAATGAATCAGAGAATGGCGGCAGCATCCACAGCCAAAGGTATAATGGGTATGGATGATAAATCACTTTTATCAGATGAATATATTTATAAAGCTATATTGATGCTCACTGATGAAGAGATAATAGCAATGAAGAAGCAGCGAATGAATGAAATGCCAGTTGTAACTCCTGAAACAGAAAGTGGCCCTAAACCAATGGGTGGTGGAGCTGCTCCTTCTGGCGGAATAGAAGGAGAATTTGCTTCTTTTGCTAAAGGAAAAGAGGGTGAAGTACCTCCTGAAGAAGTTAAACCCGGTGAAGAAACTGTTGAGAAGCCGGAAGAAGTAGGAGCAATGGCTGGAGAACCAGAAATAGAAGAGCCAGAAGAACCGGAAGAGCTTACTGAATCCAAACAAATTACTAAATATAACAAGAGAGCAAATTCTAATAGTAAAAGAGCAAATCATTACGATTTTTTAATGATGGAAGGCCAGTTCAACGGGCTAATATCAAAAAATGGTAAAGGAAAAGATTTAATAATCTAATTGGAGGATTTATATAAAGTGAAAAATTTAAAGTTTACTGATCTATTACAGGTCGAGAAAAATTTTGTGAAGCCAGTACTCGAGAACATTTATAAATCGCTTAAAATGATATTTGAAGATAAAGAAGTACGACTAGCTGGGTCTGATTTTGATAAGAATATTATATTCTATGTTAATCAAGATCTTAAGACAGCCAAATTTGATTTGTCTGAAGGAAAGACAAAGATCTATAATATAGAAGACATTAAGGTTGATGCTGAAAGTTTTAGACAGCAATTCGATAATTTAATGTGTGAGGCAATTGATGATCTTGCTGCTGAAAAAATAAATGAAGCCGAGTCTAAGTTCAGCAAGGCAGTAGAGATTATCAGATCAGAACTTTCTGGTGGCAAAATTGGCATATTCGCGAAAAGGCCTCCACTTTTACGTGAGTCTAAAGTTGCTATCAAGAAAATAGTAAAACACGACAATAGAGCTGATATGAAAGTTCTTGCTGAAAAAGTTAAAGAGCTTAATGAAAACTATTATGGTAAAGATATAATTGCAGAAGAATATTATGAAATCAGTGAAGGCAAAGCAACAAAGATAGAGAACAAGCAGAAAGAGCCTTCAATTCTATGCAAAGTAATTGCCGCTAAGAAAGAATCAGTTAGCCTTGATTTAACTCCAATGCTAGAAAATGCAGAGAAGTTTATTGCAGAGCATGAAGAAGTATTCTTTATTACTTCTGAAAAAGTTAAGACTAAATTGAATGAAGCAGCTAAGAAAGATGTTTCAGCAACTAAAGAGAAGATAGGCGAAATAGTTTCTACATTTAAGAAAATGAGAAATGAGTCTAAAGATTTCAGGAAGATTGTCACTGCTATTATGAATGAGCAGGTAGGAACAGAACAAGAAGATGGTCAAGGTGGTGAGCAAGTTCCTGTTACTGATGCTGGCTTAGAGCAAGATCTTGATGATAAGGTTGTATCAGATCTTGATAGAAGAGCAGAAGAAGATAAACTTGGTTTTATGACTCAGTTTGTTGATATTCTAGAA